GTTTCCCAGTCACGATCTGATCGTAAAGAAGCCAGGCTTGAACGTAAAGAAGAAAAGAAGTCAAGAAAGAAGAAAGAACTTGACATTGATATCGACACCAAGAGAGTGGACATAAGCATCGATAGAGACCAAGAAGGCAACCTTGACATCGAATGGGATGGAAAGCACGTTGATGGTAAATACTCAAAGAGTAAAGATGGAAAGGTCAAGATTGAGGTAGAGATCAATGATGACGAGCTCTACATCTTTGAAGGCAATGGTAACAATCGAAGACTTCCAAAAGGTGCGATCTGGAAACTGACTGGATCAGTAATTAAAGGATTCCTCAAAAGAGGATGGGGACAACTAAAAAAATAAAAGAATGCTACTGACAACAGATGACTTCATAAACAAGTGGGAACTTTCCACTGGAATGTACGACACAAACAAGATCACTTCATACATCGCAAAGTACGAAGAGAAGTATCTTGTGCATCTATTGGGTGCAAAATTGTACGATGAGTTCATTGCTGATCTGTCGATGAATGTTCCACAGAGTCCAAACTTTATCAAGATATTCAATCCATTTAATATGGATCTAAACACTCTTACACCATTCTATGGTACTGGTGCAACATTCGGACATGGTCTGAATCGCATACTTGAGAGTGATGGTATACTTGATATGTTGAAAGGATTTATATATTGGGAATATGCGAGAGATCTTCTGAATCAACAGACTCCATATGGAGGTGTGAAACAGATGTCAGAGAATAGTATTGTAGTTGACACTCCTCATTCTCTTATGTGGGAGAGATATAATGAAGCCATTAAAACATACCAGGCCATTCAAGAGTACATATATATCAATCAGAGTCCTTCATTGGGCCAGATTGTATCGTATACTTTAATCGATGGTACTGGATATGTTGATGGTGATGCCAACTTGATAGGTGGTTCGGGAACTGGAGGAGTAGTCACATTGAACACTGCTCCAGGAAACGGACATATAATATCATTAGAGATCAAGTCTGCTGGTGCAGATTATCAGATCGGTGATGTTTTACAGATCGAAGGAGGCAATAGTGATGCATCGATTACTTTGACTTATGTCGGAGTGGGAGATTATAGTAAATGGAATGGAACTGAGAAAATAACTGCCTACTGGATATGACAACTGAAATCACAAATGTAGTCAGAACACTCGTCTCACAGATAGACAATTCTGTCGTGGGCGAATACAACTCTGTGGATGGCCGAACTTATATCTGTGACACCAAGTGGATCAGAGTGGGGAAGAAAGTCACTGATGAGTCTGACAATGTTTACACGATCACAGAGGTCGTACCAGATGAGTATATAAACGTTGAGCCATTGCTGGTGAGTAATCCTCCATTGGATGGTACGATATACATACCAGCACCATTCTATATCTCTGGAACAAAGATGGCCACAAATAGAGAATGGACAATCTCTACAAGTAAAATGTCCGAGAAGACACCACTTGCCTGGCTATTGGAAATGATACGAATGACCAAGAGAGGGAGAGAGAGTGCAATTGATTTTGAGAGTGAGATACGAATGTTCTTTCTTGATGAGACTGATATACGAAACTATTATACGTCTGACCACAGAGACAATGTTGTCTTTCCTATGGAGAGACTTGCAAAGGCTTTTATGGAAAGCATAAGAGAAGATCGTAGTTTTCAGACCATCGAAGAATATGAATTGATCACATTCAGTAGATTCGGAGTAGAGACAGATCGTGGAATGTTTGAGAACATCCTTGATGCAAATCTCTCTGGAGTTGAGCTCAGAGTCAACTTAGTAAAATATAAACAGAATTGTAAATGTTAATACAATTCACAATACTTTAAAAATATGTCATTAGGATGTAATTGTGATATGGGACTATCCAACACTGGAGTCCCTTCATGTGTGCCGATTCAATCGGTAACAAGCACGTTAATAATGGTTCCTTTGAAGTCTAATGCTGGAGTAGATAATGCAATCGATTTATCGGTAGCAGTTCCAACATGGTCAACATTGGTCAACCAAAGTGATGAGAGCCAGAGATGGTTTCCATTACCTCAGTTCGAAAATGTCGAACTACCAAAAGCAGACTCTCAATTTGAGGAAGCAAACTCTGGAAGAAAAGTATTCCTTCGTCAAGGAGTAAGATCTTTTGCTGGAGAGTTATGGGCAGATGATTCATCGCCTACATTATTGAGTAAACTACAAAACAATCGTTGTGTTGAGTTTGGAGTTTACATCGTTGATGTAAATGGTAACTTAGTCGGATCTAAAGTGGGAGACAAATTGTATCCTATCTCAGTGGACAATCCATCTTTTGATCCAAAGTATATGTTTGCTACTGATTCAACTTGTAGCAAGATCATGATCGGATTTGACTTTGATCGTTTGTTCGATGAGGGTACAATGTACATGGTGACTCCAGAAGAGGCTGGTATCAACTTCAACGATCTTGATGGATTGATTGATGTAAACTTCGCAGACTTGACTCAAGTGGCTAACACTTCAGTAACGTTTAATGCAGAGTTTGATTATGGTACTGCATACAATCCAATCAAATTGAAGGGACTTGTAGCATCAGATTTCGAATTGTACAACAATACGACTTCAAGTTCTGAGACAATAGCATCAGCGAGTGAGAACCTTCCACTTGAAGGTAACTATACGGTGAACTTTGCTTTTGTTTCTGCTGAGAGTTACACACTTTCAATAAGTAAAGACGGATACGATGGTGAAGTGACTTTCACTGCATCATAATATTGTTTGATGGTTAATTGATAGGGAGTGGTTTCGGCCACTCCTATATCAATAAAAGGATTGAAATGGGATTTGATATCATGCAGACTGCACTCGGACAAAAGTTAAATTTAGTCAACCTGGCTTTATACAACAAAGTGATCTGGGTATCTGTATTCAGAAGACCATCATTGAAGAGATTCATTCTGGATCTTGTAAGAGAAGACCAACTATTTGATCAAGGTATTGACGAGGATGGAGATGTGATCGGAACATACTCCGAGTTTACTGAAGCACTCAATCCAGAGAAAGTGGCTGGTTCACATTACACACTTAAAGACACTGGAGATTTCTTTGATTCTTTTTATATCGATGTCTTTCCTACATACTTTGAAATCAATGCTAATCCAATCAAAACAGATCAAGATGGAGACACAGAAAATCTATTCTACAAATATGGTGAAGGTATTATGGGACTCACTACGGAGTCGATGGACAAACTCTCAAGAGAAGTCCTCAGACTCTATGAAATCGAAGTCAGAAGACTCCTCCAAATTTGAGGGTTATTATACAAGTATCGAGGTGCTACCATTACACAACTGGATTAAATGTTCAGAAGGTGAACTCACATATTGCCGAATAGATAGCCAGGGTGGATCAGAAGACGTTGATCACAAAGTCTGGGACATCATATACGATGACTACATCAACAAACATGGACTCAATAAGATGTATGAAAAGATGTTGAATACCATGATAAAAAAAGCAAACGCAGAGCTCGACTTCTGTATCACTGGGAACAGAATAAAGTTGACAGAGGCAGAGATTCAAGAGACTAAACTTGAAACAATGCTCTCAAACAAAGGATCTGGAATGACCATAAGTCAGACCTTAATTCACCTCAGTAAATGGATCGGTCACTGGCTGAATCCTAAAAACGTTACCACTCAAGAATACTTTGACCTCTTGAGTGAATTTGAGAAACATAACAAACCACAAAGCAATGGCGAAAAAAATAAGTAGTAGAGACATATTCGATCAAGAAGATATCTTTAAGGGTATTCGAGACTCTGCAAAGCAAACCATAACCATGATGAACAATCTCCAGAAGGAGGTCATGGAGACTGCCGATGCACTAAAGAAGTCTATCGGTGGAGCAAAGTTTGACTCTGCAAAGGCCATTAAGAACGTTGTGGATGTTACCTCAAAGGCAAACAAACTAAAAAAAGAATCGATCCAGATTGACAAACTCAAGAAGGATGCAATGATCAAGGAGGCGAAGGCACTTCAAGAACTTGAAAAGATAGAACAACAGAAACTCAAGACTCAGTCTCAACAGATGCGAAATGAAAAGCAACAGAGACAAGAGAAGGAGAGACTGCAAAAGATAAACCAGAAGGCAGTCAAGACTGCACAAGATGAAGCAAACGCATACAAGAAACTCGCAAAGAACACCAGAGATCTCAAGAATGAATCCAAGAGACTTGGTGCTGAGATGTTGCTACTTGAACAATCTGGAAAGAAAAATACAAAGGCATACAGAGATTTAAGCAACCAATACAAGAAGGTAACTGCATCAGCAAAGCAAGGAGATCAAGCACTGAAGAAACTTGACAAATCTGTCGGTGACAACTTCAGAAACGTTGGTAATTATAAGGATGCAATCAAGGGACTTGTCGGTGTACTTGGGACACTTGGTGCTGGTATTGGACTGGGCCAGATATTTAGGAATGTGACTGGAGTCATGATGGACTTTGATCAAGCACAAGCCGATCTGACTGCAATCTCTGGAAAGACAAAAGAGGAACTTTCTGGACTTACTGCACAAGCCAAGGAACTTGGAAAAACGAGCCAATTTACCGCATCCGAAATCACATCTTTACAAATTGAATTGGCCAAGTTAGGCTTTACAACTGAGGAGATATCTGCATCCACTGAGGCAGTATCAAACTTTGCATCTGCAACTGGATCAGATCTTGCATCTGCATCAAAGGTGGCTGGATCTACATTGAGAGCGTTTGGTTTGGATGCATCAGAGATGGAGAGAGTAGTTTCTACTCTTGGAGTGGCCACAACAAAGTCAGCACTTTCATTCAGTAGTTTTGAGACTTCAATGTCTACCATCGCACCAGTGGCCGCAACTGCGGGATTCAGTGTTGAGGAAACCACTGCACTCCTGGCTACATTGGCAGATGCTGGATTCGATGCATCATCATCAGCAACTGCAACCAGAAACATTCTTTTGAATCTTGCCGATACTAACGGAGAACTTGCTCAAGAACTTGGAAGACCTATAAATGGTTTGGAAGACCTTGCTGGAGCCTTTGGAGAACTGGAGGAGAAAGGAATTGATCTGGGCGAAGCACTTGAATTGACAGATAAGAGATCTGTCGGTGCATTCTTACAGATTGTAAAAGGATCGGATGATCTTATAAAATTTAGAGATTCTATCACAGATGCCAATGATGAGCTCGAACAAATGGCCAAAGACAGACTGAATTCAGTTCGTGGTCAAGTCACTCTTCAAGTGATCGTGACTGGGAAAC